TCACCGACGATTGAATGCGCCACGCCCACTTGGCAAGGGAGTAATGTTGTCGCCAGCTGGATGGGCGAACTCATGCGGAGTGGCATGCCCCGATCTGTTGGCATCGATGTAATTGCTCCACCACGCCATGATCAGTCTGCGCTGCTCCAGAAATTCGGCCTTGTGGATATAGGCGGCGCGCACGCGATTGCGTTCCTTGTGGCTCATCTGCCGCTCAATAGCCGCGTCTGTCCACAGCCCTGACTCCAGCAAGGCGCTACAGGCCATGGTCCTGAATCCATGCCCGCATACTTCCTTGGATGTGTCATAGCCAACGTTGCGTAGCACCTGGTTAACCGTGTTCTCAGACATTGGCTTCCAGTACTTGTGGTCACCGGGCAGCACCAGTTCGGAGAAGCGACTCAAGCCGCGCAGCCGCTCAAGGATCGCAATGACTTGGGGAGAGAGCGGCACCATCTGTATGTCTCCGCTCATCTTGGTGCCACGGGTGGAATTGCGTACGCCGTCGATGGGCTTACGGGTGTCAGGAATTTCCCACATCGCCCTTTTCAGGTCGAACTCATCTCAGCGCGCATAGCGCAGTTCGCTGGAGCGCACGAACACGTGCAGCGTCAGCAGTACAGCCAGCTTGGTTAGCTCACGGCCGTTGTAGTTGTCGATCCGGTTCAGTAGTTCGGGGAGGCGGTTGAGTGATAGGGCAGGGCGGTGCACTGTTCGCGGGGCATGAATCGACCCTGCCAGATCAAGCGCCGGATTCTGGCTGATCTGCCGCGCCCGCTTCGCGCCCCGCATGATCGTGGAGAGATAATTCTGCACGCGCAGGGCAACGTCCATGGTGCCGCGCTCTTTAATACGCAGAGTGACCTCAAGCAGATCATGAGTATCGAGTTCAGCAATGGGGCGTTGGCCTATCAGGGGGAAGACGTGGGTGCGCAACCGACTCATGACGGTCTTGGCGTGTCCCTCTGTCCAGCGCCGGGACATTTCGGCGTGCCACTCCAGGGCGACGGTTTCAAAAAGCAGGGAAGCTCGTTGAGCAGCTAGCTTCGCTTTCTTCTTCTCTTCCATCGGGTCGAGGTTGTCGATCAACAGGGCCTTGGCTTCATCGCGCTTGGTCCTCGCGACGGCCAGCGAGATGATGGGGTAGTTGCCGATGATCAGCGTGCCTTCCTTGCCGTTGGGCTTGAAGTAGCGCAATCGCCACGTTTTCACGCCGTTGGGTTTCACGAAGAGGTACATGCCGCCACCGTCGAATAGCTTGTAGGCACGTTCGCGAGGTTTCGCCGTACGGCATTTGAGGTCGCTGAGAGGAACGGCTAGGCGTGGCATAAGGGTACGTTCTCCATGCAGGCAAGACGCTGTACCCTAAAAATACCCCCGGGGATGGGGTATTTTGTTGGATCCCGACGGAGGGTCCTGGAACGAAAAAACCCGCCAAAGGGCGGGTTTTAGGGGCTTCCAAGGCATTCGGTGGAACGCGATGGAGCTGGATATGGTGCCGGCACCAGGAGTCGAACCCGGGACCTACTGATTACAAGAAAAGCATTTTCGGCTTTTATGTCAGTAACTTAGGTTCTGGCTTGTTACGCATTGGTAGCGCTGGCGACCGGATTCCTTGCGGAGCCCGGCGCGCTTGTTACGCAGGTTTCGGGAGTGATCAGAGGGCGGAGGGAGCGACCTTCGGGACGCTCAGGTCGTAGATGTCGAGCATGGACTCGTCGCGGTGGCCACTGGCTTCCTGCTTGTCGGCCCTGGTGCCGGGGGTGTCGGTGATGCCGCGGCGCTTGAGGTCGTGCAGACCGAAGCGCTGCTCGGCGGTGATGACGCCCGCGGTGATGGCGTTGCGGATGAAACGGTTCCAGGCAGTGTCCAGGCCAGACTTGCCCAGTGGCCCGCCGTGCTCGGCGGTGATGATGAAGCGCTTCTCGGGGTTGACCGGCACGGCCGTGCCCCGGGCTTTCCATACCTGGGCGCGGCGAGCCTTGGCGGCGTCCCAGGCAGCGCGCAGGCGCGGCGTCCAGGTGACGACGTTGTCGCGGCTGCCCTTGCGCCGGTTGGTGAGCACGCCCTCGGCCAGCTCGTTGGCGTCGGTCAGGGTGACGACCTCGATGCCGCGCAGCCGGCACAGGTAGGCCAGCTCCATGACGTAGCCCAGGTGCGGCGGCACCGCGTCCTTCTGCCCGCGTTTCAACTGGCCCAGCTCGCGGGCACGGTCGATCAGACGCTGCATCACTTCATGGGAAGGCAGGCGGCGCTGCTTGCGCTCGACCGGCGCCTCGATGCCCATGGCCGGGTTGTTGTCCAGGTAGCCGCGGTTGCGGCCCCACTGCATCACCAGGCGCAAGTACCGTAGTGCATGGGCGGCCTTCGACGGCGTTCCCTCGTCGGCGATCCGGTCAATGATCCGCTGGATCAGCGCAGGGGTGAACTTGCGCACGGCCAATTCGCCGAGAGGCTTACCAAGCTTGGTGGGGATGTTGACCAGGACGTCGCGCGACCAGCTGTAGCTGTCCTGGGTCTTCGGCGCGAGCCGCTTGAACTTGGCGCTGTCGTGGTACTGCTCGCACAGGTGGTTCAGGCTCTCGCGATCGATGCCGTTGCGGACTTCCATGATCTTGTGCAGCTCGGCCAGTGTGGCAGAACTGCTGGCGATGTTCTGCCGGTGCTGCCGGCCGGCCTCATCGCGGTGCAGGGTGTACCAGGTACCTTTGCCGCGGTGGTCAAAGAAAACGGCCGCTGGGATAGCGGCCTGGTCGATGTGCGGGGGGATGTTGGGATTGTGCTTCCTGGATCGCCTCATAGAATCTCGACGCCGTACTGCTCCTGAGTCGCCGGCTGCAGCCCGCCGGCCTGGTTAATCAGCTCCACGGTGGTCCAGGGGCCTGCGCGGCCCCGGAAAGTTCGGATGCCCTGCTCGTGCAGGGCTCGCTCCACGTCGGCCCGCCGGACGTAGCCGGTGATACGCTTGAGGTCGTCGAAGGTCAGCACGCTGGAAGTTTCGGTCATGGACTGCCCCCAAGTGTACTGCCGGAGGCAGGTGACCATCGCCGAGAATCGCCGCTCCGGTATTCTTGGCGCATGCCGTTATTCATCCGGCCCCCTCTGCCACTCATGGCGGCTACCCCACTGCCTGCGCATTTCCTCGATCAGCCGGGTGACGGCCTCCTCGCCGCGCTTTTTGTAAAGGGTCTCTTTCAGCTCGACGACTTTCTCCGGCGTGGTGTACCCACGCCGGAGCCAGTACCGGGCTTCGCATGCCAGCAGGTGCTGGCGGTTGGCCCGATCAGTCATTGCGCTACCTCAACTTCGAAGAACCCCAGTTGGCCCTTCATGGGCTGGAACGGCAGTGGCCTGGCGTCAGCCAGTTCGAACCCGTATCGGCCGAAGAACCACAGTGAGTTGCTGCGATCGACGCAGCCGATGATGCTGGCCTCGCCGACTATCCCGCCGCGCTCCAGTTCGTGCGGCGCTGGGATGGTCACGCCGTTGTACGCGGCGAAGTCGTGGGCCTCCTCGTACTCGTCGCGTGTCATGCCCTTGGCTGCGTGGATCAGAAAGCGGCCGCGGAAGTTGGTCGCCCAGTCGCGGTTCTCGATGTCCTTGTGGCCATTGGCGACCAGCCAGGCCCATGGTTGGCGAATGCTCAGTGCTTTCACGGTTGCTTCCCCCTTGAGTGTGCTTCCATGGACGTGGAAAGGGAGGAGGCTGGTTGCGAAGCTGCTTGCGCGCCGCTCTTCAACGTGAAGAACACAGTCAGGACAACCAGAATTGCCAGCGAGAAATTCAGCAGGCTGCGCGGGCTGTCCAGCATCTTCAGCAATTCGTGCATGCCGTTCACCTCAGCGACTTTCAGCGGGTTGTGAAACGCTCAGCGCCGCTGCTGCCCGGTCAAGGCGCTCGATCTCGGCCAGCGCCAGGGTGCAGGCCTTGACCAGATCGCGGCGCGCGGTGGTTGGCTTCCACCACTGCTGGTCCCACGGCCAGGCAAGCGACACCAGCAGGGCTGCGGTTTCATCGTTCGGAGCGCTGGAGCCGGCCAGGGCGTAGCATGCGGCGGCGCGGGCCATCTGGCCGTGGCTGTGCTCGTCGTCGTGCTCCGGCGTCCAGCCTTCGTCCTCAACTTGCCGGTGGCGCTCGGCTTGAACATCGAGCCATGCGCGAGGCACGCTGTGCTGAGCCTGGGCTACAGGGGCGCCGCCCAGCGCGGCTTGAACGGCCATCTCCTCATCTGCGGTGCTGAATTGCATTAGGCCGTTGGTGCTCAGTTTGCGCAGAAGTATCTCCAGTTTCGCCACTCTGGCCTGGGCGGCGTCCAGTTCGCCTCCAAGGTGGTTGACCTTCTCGGCCAAACCGGCATTCGCTGAGCACAAAATCTCCCGATATAGCCGCTCCCGCTCGATCTCTGCCTGCAGCGCTCCGACGTCGCATTGGTACTGCGCGAGAGTGACAAGGGCCTGGTGATACCGACCACTTGGGCCGCCTTTCACTGGGCGACCGGTGTTGTCCATCCAACCCACAACCTCCGGCAGTGGCATACCGCCTTCGGTTGCGTTGGTGATCTGTGTGTTAGCCTTGGCGTTGCCGCCTTGGGGTTGATTCGCTTGCATGGTGTCTCTCCTTTGGGGTGGTTGGCGCCAGGGAGTTGCCGCTCCCTGGCGCCTCTTCTTCAGCGCCGCGCGGGGTGCTCGCGCAGTTCCTGACAGCTGATGCAGCACTCGCAGCCCGGGGCGGCCTGGCGGCGAGCCTCGGGTATTTGCTCGCCGCAGTCCTCGCACCAGAGGGCGCTGGGCGCCGGGCGAGTGTTCGTCCGCTGGGCCAGGGCGGCCTGGATCATGTTCTCGGCCCGTTCATTGGCCTGGTCGATCACATCCACAGTCAGCCTCCCTATGCCTGTACTACCGGTGGTACGCCCTTGCTGAGCATGCTGCGCACATTGGCCGCTAGTTCGGTGGGGGCCAGGGCCTTGTCCTGTTTCACAGGCTGCGGGAGCAGCTTCGCAGCCTCGGGGAACAGGTCTTCAACCTGGCGGGAGGTGCGGCAGGCAAGCAGAACGTCCATGGCCTGACTACGAAAAGCGAGGCCTGCTTCAACCACGGACTCCAGTTCTGAGCAGATCAGCAGAGCGAGGCCTTTCAGCTTCAAGTCGGTGATGTCCTCCATGCCATGGAGGCGGGGTACTGCGCCGTTGGGGCAGACGAGGCGTATCTTCCAGTCGCGGTCGTGTCTGGAGTCCAGAAAGCGCTTGACGCCTTCGAATGCCTGGGAAGCGAGCAGGCGTGCGACGAAAGTGTTGCGGAGCTCTTGCTTGTAGTGGCGGGCTACTGCAACGAACTCTTTCGTGACTGGGCTACGGTCCTCCCCGCGCTGTTTCTTATAGGTTGGGAAACAGCTCGAAGTGGCAGTGACGGCACCTGCCTGAATCAGGCTTGCCCAATGCTTTTTTTCGAGCCCGGGAAGGGCTTCGACCTTGGAGCAATGCGCTGTCCAGAACTGCGTATTGAGCGCCTCGAGGTAGTCGGCAATGGCGACCGCATGATGCGCTACGGCCTGGATAGTGAGTTTGTCGACAACCTCCTCACGCATTGCTTGTGTGACAGGGAAGTGCTTTTTCATGGTGTCTCTCCTTCATGGAAATGGCGCCGGGGGAGTTGCCGCTCACCCGGCACAGGCTCTTGTGTCAACCGAGGCGGTACTTCTTCTCGCCGTCGATTACGTAGAAGTTCACGTCGCTGAGGCGATACACGCCACCGGGCCCCCCGTGCACGACGTAGTCGTCGTAGGGCGCACGGCCGACGCGCACAGCGAACAACTTGTCGGTCTGGTGGGCATGAGGGCTGGATTTCTTCAGCCGTGCATAGAGTTGTTGGCCGACGGGACGGCAGCCCGCCGAGCCGTGTGCCGCCTCGAAGCCAAGCCAGGCATTACGGGTTTCCAGCGACAGGAAGCTGTTGCCGTCGTCGCACATAGCCAGGTCATAGCCGCGAGGTTTTGCCCACGCTGCGAAGGCGATCTCCAAGCGCTTCAGTAGCAATTGCTCGGGCGTAACGAATTGGGCCTGCATGGTGTCTCTCCTATCGGTTTGTGGTCCCGGCGTTGCCGCGCCGGGTCGAGGGTCGTCGGTCAGTTCGCTACAACGGCGTGGATGGTGAGATCGCTGGGGATATCGCCTTTGAGGTGCCGCAGGTGCTTGATCTGTTGCTCACTGCATTCGTCGATGCAGATCACCTTGGCGCCGTGGCTGATGCGGTGGCGCACCAACAGTTCCAGGTCGAACGGTGTGTAGAGACTGCCGCTGATGATCTGGTGCTCTTCCTGACCGGCCTTACGTGCGGCCTGGCGCAGGCGAATGGTCTTGCCGGTCATCCGTGCGCCGCGTTCTACGTTCAGTTGCATGGTGTCTCTCCTTTGGGGTTGCAGTTCCGGCGTTGCCGCGCCGGTCAGGCTTGGAAAATCCAGCACTTGACGGTGCTGGGTCGGTTGGTGAGAGGGTTCTGGCGGGCGTGTGCCGAACGCACGGCACTGTCGACGGCCTTGTATTCGATGAACTTGTGCCGGCGGGACTCTTTCAGCAGGTCGCGCAGGGTTGCCGCGTCGGCCACCTTCTGGCGGTGGTCGGCGGCCAGCTTCACGAACTCGTTGAGGTTGATGGCGATGGTTCCGGGGTTCTTGCTGTGGTTGAGCACCGGCTCTTCGCTGAGGTTTTCGAGGTAGTCGTAGACCTCCCAGAACTCAGCCACTTCGGGCGCGTCGGCGTTGACGGCGTCCTGGCGCTCCAGGGCCATCGTCATCAGGGTCTGCTGAGCGCAGGCGAGCTGGTGCTCGGACAGCGGCACCACCAGGCGCAGCGCGTCGACCAGGGCCATCATCTGCGCGTGGTTGAGTATCAGCCGCTCGATACGAATCTGCTTCAGACCGCGCAGCGTCGCGCTGTGAACCTTCAGCCGCTCGCGGAAGCACTCCAGCACTTGGCCTTCGGCGCGGATCGCCTGTAGCAGGAAGTGGCTGACCTCGAGCACTGAGAGATGGTTGAGGTTGTCGGCCGCGGCCTGGCTCTCGCGGGTGATTTCCGGCCGGCTGAAGTGCAGCTTCACGATGCGAGTCATGATTGCCTCGGAGGCCACGACGGTGGCGTTCTGGCTGATCACCAGGGTTCCGCGAAAAGGCGGCTCGTAGGTCTCGTTGCCGGCGGTCTTTTGGCCGGTCACGCCGAGGGAGCGGCCGTTGAAGAGGGGCTTGAACTCGTCCCAGTCGAAGGCTTTGGCGGCGGTGCCGCGGTTGTTGTCACTGCGGTCGGCCTCGAGCAGAACCATCGGCATGTTCGACAGCTGGGTCAGCCAGCGGCGCAGGCCCGCCTTGGTCATCTTCGACGGGTCCTGGCCTTCCTCGTCCGCCCGGCCAAGCAGCTTCCACAGGAAGGTGATCAGCGTGGACTTGCCGGCACCGGCCTCACCGGTGGCCTCGAGGAACGGAAAGGACTGGAACTCGGCGCGGATCTGCTCCGCGAACAGTGAGCCGAACCAGAATGCCAGCGCCACCAGGCCCTTGGCGCCGAAGCAGGTCCATAGCCAGTCTAGCCACTCCGGGCGGTAGTCCTTGGCGTCGGTGGCGATCTGCAGCTTGATTGATCGCTGCAGGGTCTTCAGGCGCAGCTTTTGGAACTCGAAGAAGTCTTCGGCGTTGGCCTTTTCGATCACGCCACCGCGCACTGCCACGTCGCCCAGGACGTAGCAGGCATGCTCCCGGCTGTAGCCCAGGTAATCGATGGTGGCCACCGTCTTCAGGCCGGTGAGTTGCAGCTTCATGATCTGGTCAAGCTGCGCGCCGCTGCCGGTGAAGATCGCCCCGGCCGCCACGCCGAGCAGGCGCTTCTTGAACTCGCTGGCCGCTGCGACCTGGGCGCTGGTGAATGTGTTCTTCACGCTCTCGTCGTCGGGACGATCGATGCGGAAGTAGTACCAGCTCTCGTCTGTGACCTCGTTGCGCTGGAAGTACAGGGCCTGGGGGAAGCAGTTTGCGATTTCAACCACATTGCCTGACTGCTGCAGCGCCTTGTCGCGCTTCTGTCTGTCGTTCAGCAACTTATCTTCGTGGTCGTCACTGTTTTCGAACGCGCGCATGGCCCGGTCGAACTTCTCGAGGTCCAGCTTGAACCAGAACAATCTGTTGCCGAACCGAAAGTGGAATTCGCCGCGGCTGTTCCAGTCGTACATCAGCAGCGCTTTCTCGGCAGGACTCTCGGCGATCAGCAGCGCGCCCTCATGACGTGCGGTCTTGAGGTCTTTCTCGATCTTTGCAGCACGCTCGGCCGCGTCATCGATGAACATCCAGCGCTGGTGCAGGTCGTTCCAGTCGAATTTGCGGTTGTTGCGCTGCGGTAGTTGGGCCGCTTCGCAGACGTAGCCCAGGGCACGCGCCTCGGTCACCCACCGCCGGGTGTACCTGTGGGCGCCGGGTTCGTTGTCCAGCGCCCAGATCAGTTTCGGCAGCTTGCCGCCACGGGCTGTCGCGAGTTCGCGCAAAGACTGCTCGGGGAAGGCGTTGGAACTCATGGCCGACACGGCGGCGATGCCGTGGTGCAGCAGCGCGATGGCGTCGAAGATACCTTCGACGATCCACAGCTCCTTCGCCTCCTGCAGGTCGACGCTGGGTGGGCACCACCAAACGCCGCGCGGGCTGTCGCCCGGCTTGAAGCGGGCCTTCTTCTTGCCGAAGCGGCTCGGGCGATCGATCAGGCGTTCCCAGTAGCCGCCTTTCTTCAGCGGGAAGCGTACTGTCGCGCTACCGATCTCAAGGTCGCGGTCCCAGTAGTTTTCCTGGCTGTACCAGCCATCGATCAGCTTCAGGTCGAAGCCGCGGGCATGCGCCAGGTACGCCCGGGCCGAGGCGGCGGGTTCCTTGTCGGTGGCCGGCGCTCGCTTGCTCCAGTCGTCGAAGAGTTCCGGGTAGATTTCCTTGATATGCCAGGTGTCGCCGCACTTGCCGCGCCCGCAGCGGATGAACCAGGGGCTGTCGACCAGGGTGTAGAGCTCCTTTTTGCCGCACGTCGGGCACTCGCCCTTGCGCATGTATTTCGTGCCCTTGATCGGTGTCAGTCCGTACTGATCCTGTAGGCGGCGCAGCACGTCGGCCTTGAGCTCGCGGTCCATTTCCTTCATGCGCGCCCCCGAATCTGCTTGCGCAGTTCGCGGATGGTCCGGCAGATGCCGGCAATGTGTGGGCGGTCCTCGAGGATGCGCTTGCCGCGTAGACCCTGCGGCGTATAGCGGTAGCGATCGTCGTACCAGCACTCGGCCATGGCGGCTTCGTACTGGCTGACCAGCCAGAGCAGGTACTTCTCAGCCTGGTTCTGGTCGACTTCGACGGTGATTGAAATGTGGCCGCTCATGGCGGTGATACCTCGAATTCTGGGCGTAACTTCCCCAAACCCACGGCAGTGGGTAGGGCGTGTTTCAGGGATTACTGGGTGTGCTGGGGGCGCTGTTTGAGCAGGTGCGCGGGCAAATAGCGGGCCGGGATCGGGAAGCGGCAGTGATTGCGGGTGTCGATCAGGTAAACCAGCTCGTCGTCTCCCTGGCCCCAGTCGATACCCAGCCAGATCGGCTCTGGCCCCGCGAAGACTTCACTCCACGCGCGCTGGGCGAGTTGCTCGGCCATGAATTGGGGAACCTCGAGGCCTTTGGCCAGATGCTTGACACAGGCATCGAACAACCGGTCGGAGCCGGAGGACAGATACTGGTTGGCGTTGGCCTGCAGGTACGCTGCGGCGGCTTGCTGCATGGTGCTGCGGTAGTCGTTGGTGCCGTTCATTGCATGCACTCCATGTGGTCCAGCAGGTCCAACTGGTTGGTTGCGGCCGCGAGGTCGCGGCGTGCCAGTTGACGGGTTTTCGAAGGCGCCATGGGGAGCACCAGCAGTGGCCGCTCGAGGCCCGAGGGGCTGAGCTGGTAGTCCCAGCTCAGGGAGCCGGTGAAGGTGGCGCCGCAGAGCGCGTTTGTGCATTGCGCGTACATCGAGCGGAAGCACGGGGTTTGGCCCTCGGAGGAGCGAATCCGCATCCGGCTGTGGCAGCAGGGGCAGACGAGCTTGTAGACGCTCACGCCTTGACCCTCCGGTGCAGGGTGATCACTGCGCCGACTTCAGCATGTCGTGCGGCCAGGTGTTGGCGGTGGGCGACGATGATTTCGGCGAGCTCGGCCTCGTCGATTTCTCCATCGCGCAGCGCCTCGGCGATGATGCGGTCGACCTCGCCGCGCTTGATGGCGGTGTCGACGCCCCTGGCGTACAGGTCGAGGTTGTCGAGTTGGGTTGGCTCGGGCATCTGCACGAACATGCCGCCATACAGGTGGGCGACGTACTCGGGGAAGTGGCTGGTGCCGGTTTCCTGCTCGAGCAAGCGCAACTGGTCGTCGCTGAGCGGCTTGCTGCCGGCGTTCTCGTAGGCGTGGTTGTCGAACTTCTTCAGGTCGAGGCCCAGGCGGGCGGCGGCGCATTCGCGACCGCCGGGGTAGGCGCCGATGATCGCGCTGACCACCTGGCGCCGCGTTTCTAGGAGCGGGCGTTTCATCTTCTGGTGTCTCCCCAGGGCGGCGGTCATTACTGTTCGGTTGCGGGCTGGCGAATGCCGGGGACGACATCGGCACCTATCTCTTCAGATAGGTCCTTCAGAATCGCGTAGGCGAGGCGACCGTTGGGCAAACGTTCCGCTCCTGCCCAGCGAGCCACCACTTGGGTGACATTGCGCGGCTCGTAGCCGCGAGCCAGCGCGAACTTTCGGTAGCTGCTGCCCTTTTCGACGAGACGTGCACGGATCTGATTAGGGGTCATGGCTTGGGTGTTCCCATACGGATAAGATGTTCTCGTTGTGAGTAAGGCTATTGCCTCATTTTGAGTAAGTCAACAGGAATTTCCTATTTTGGGAAACAAGAGCGCTAACGCCGTTGTGGACCGCCTCCTGAGTGTTTACGGGGTCAAGAACGACAATCAGCTGAGTGAGCTTCTGCAGATCAAGCGATCAACGCTTGGCAACTGGCGCTCACGTGACTCTGTGCCTTACACAATTTGCGTAAGTGCGGCGGAGGAGAGAGGCGTCAGACTGGATTGGTTGCTCACCGGTGAAGGACCAATGTGGAGAGGGGCCGACCCGCAGAAGGTTGAGGCAACGCCTACCGATCCCCGCGAGCAGGCCCTGCTGGCACTCTGGCGCGAACTGGACGAGGGCGAGCAGCGAGAAATACAGCTTGCTGCTGAGGAAAAGAAACGTCTGAAGATTCTGGAGCAGCGCCTCGCGGAGCTGGAGGCCGTTGTCGCTGATGCCAAAAGGCTGGCATGATCTGTTCCCATCGAGAACATGACATGGAATGTCGTTATGTCAGTACTGACCTTTCTCTATCGCGATACCGTCGACGTAGAGGCTACTTGTAGCCTTGAAACCTGGCATGAGAGCTCTCGTCACATTCAAGGGCGGGAAAGCTTGCCGAAGTCCTATCGGAAGTACCGCAGACGTGAATTTCGGGAGGGCGCCCACCCATTTTGTGGTTGCGGCTCTCTACCCATATCCATAGCCCGCGCAAAGTCTATTTGGGATATACGATCGCAGGCTCTTTGTATTTTTGAAACTAGTGAGGTTTTCTGCTCCGCCTTCGACTAGAACGTGTCTAGGGTGGTCGCAGATTTTTAATTATTCCGTATGGGGATATGGAAGTGCATAGAACAGCGACGTTTTACGACTTGAAGCTAACAGCGAAAGGATACAGTCGATCAGAAGAGTATGCTGCCGATTTTGAAGCTGCTCCGAAAACTCTTTTGGAATTGTATAGCTTTATCAAGCAGGTATTTGATGGTGGTGACCAAATAATACAGAAGGGGCGTACCGAAAAGTCGGTAAAGCACTACCTTGCTGACATGGAGTTGCGTGATACTAAGTTGGTTTTGTTGGTTAATAGAAGTGATCCTACAGCGCCTGATGCTGTTTCTACGGACCCAGAAAATAAAAGTCGTGTGGTTCATAAAAAGCCACCAAACCATGGGGGAGATTTTTCTGCTCATGTTGTTATAGAGTTGAAGCCGGTTAAGGGCGATAATTACTATCTTTGTGTTATTGAGACGGTCTATGGCTCCGGTCTGCATGCAAGTGCCGTAGCAGGATACATTAGGCATGTTATTCGGTATTGTAAAAAACAGTTCCCGGATGAGTTCAAGATCGCCCATATAGGTGGGGTTAAGGATAAATCTGGGGCCCAGGTTATGGTTAATCATTTGCACTATGTCGAGCTACAAGGACATCCCTCTGAAGAGTTTGAGAAAGATCTTGAAGGTGGAACCCTCGGTGATATTGAACTTTTGGATTTCTCTGAAAAGGGTGCTGAGTGGGACGAGCAAGGTGAAATTCTAGAAAATAGTCGGATCGTCAAACTATCGCCTCAGAAAAAAATTATAGGTGATCTGAAGAAGGTTATCGGACAAGTTCGGAATAGGGCCTTGAAGAAAGATGATGCTTCTTATTTTCAAATGAGGATTAGATTTAAAAATGAGAAAGAGGAGCCTAGAGAGGCTACTATTTCGACTGATACCGGCTATCTGATAGATGAGAAGAAATATGTAAAGAAACATGTAATTAGAGCGGAGATCGTAAATACTGCTAGCTTGGAAGTCATTAGCAATGTTATTGTTAAGGAAGTCATCAGTTTGATGGAGTAAAGAAATGCTCGTCGAACAACTTCTAAGGCCATTTGGCTATCTAGCCATCCGTCATCCGCATAAGTGGAGAGTTGACTGGCTCTATCCTGGCGTCCTTGCCTTGGTAACTACAGGGCTCATCCTTTTGGGGAGCCCGAAAAAGATAATTGCCTCTGATGGAGGCGGTCTTGTTCAACTGGTGCTTTCGTTTGTTCAGGGCCTACCTGGATTTTATATTGCAGCTCTAGCGGCCATTGCAACGTTTGGTCGTCCAGATATCGATGAGGTTTTACCCGCTCCCACGCCTAAGGTTGTAATAAGGTCTCGTGGAGTAGATAACTTGGTTGACCTAACTAGGCGAAGGTTCTTGGCAATGCTTTTCTCGTTTTTAACGGCGGAGAGCTTGCTTATTATTGTATTTTCATTGTTTCTTATATCTCATGGTGCAGGACTGTTTTCTTTTTATGACTTTCGACTTAAAAGTGAGGCTTTTGTGGCGGGAGGTATATGCTTTTTCTACTTTCTCCTGTTTTTCCAAATGATAGTTTCTACTTTCTGGGGGCTGTATTATTTGGGTTACAAGTTACACGAGTAGACCGTTTCTATCGCTATCCCAGAAACTTTTTATACTATAAGTTTTTCACCTATTTATTTTCTGCATTCTTCCCCATTCCCGATCGACAGCCCGCTTCGCACTGGCCTTGGTGCTGTACAAGTAGCGCAGGCGGCGCGGTTTGCTCTGATCTCCTGCGGTGATGGTCTTCTCCGTCCCGCTCTTCTCGTCGCGGTAGTAGGCGATGATGCCGGTGTAGTCGCCGCCGGTGTCGTCGGCCAGATCGCTGACCAGGTCCTCGGGCAACTTGCTTTCCAGCTCCAGGCTGGTGATGTAGCCGCCGTCGGCGCTGAGGCTGTGCTGCACATTGCCGCCGTACCAGATGATCGCGTCTATCTCCGTCTTCACGCCCTGCAGGGTGTAGGTCAGCTCCGGGATCAGGTCCGCCCGGCCTCTGGCGAGCACGTAGCTGAGCGTGGCGCTGCCACGTTGCAGGCGGTTCCACTCGGCGCGGGCGGCGCGCAGGGCGCTCTGGCGGTCGCTGTAGGTGTGGCGCAGGTCCTTCAGGTTGTCGCCCTTGGCGCCGGCGATCGCCTCCTGCTTCTTCGCGCTGTTCACGTCGTAGAAGTACGCGCGCACGCCGTCGTAGCTGTCGCGGTCGGCCTGCAGGTAGCGGTGCTGGTCGCCATCCTGGCGGGTGAGGGTGATGTGCGGCAGCGCCAGGCCACTGGCGGTCTTGCCGCCACCGGCCGGCAGGCAGAGCAGGCAGCCGGCTTTCACGGTGGCCACCGCGTCGAAGTCCTCGCCCAGGCGTGTCAGCAGGTTGGCGTCGGACTCGTTGGCCTGGTCCAGCTGCAGGATCGGCAGGCCTGCCAGCGCCGGCGCGAGCACCGGCTTCAGGTTGTTGCCGAGGGCGATGTCGGTGAGCACGTCGCCCAGCGTCTTCGGGTTGCTCCAACTGCGCTCGCGCTTGACCTTCAGGCCCTTGCGTAGATCCGCCGAGCGGGCACGGATGCTGAGCACGTCCGGCGCGCCGCTGTGCTCGGTTTCGTCGACCGTGTAGGTGCCCTTGTCGACCAGTCCGCTGTCACTCCAGCCCAGCCAGAGGTGCAGCACGGCGCCGCGCGGTGGGATCGCGAGCAGCCCGTCATGATCGCTGAGTGTCACGCTCAACTGATCGGCCTCGAGGCCGCGATTGTCGGTCAGGTCCAGGGCGATCAGTCGTGGGCTGATGAGCTGGGCGATGTCGTTGCCGTCGACCGTGAGCCGGAACACCGGCACCGGGTAGCCGGCGTCGCGCTGCAGCTGCTCGACGGCGCTGGTCAGATAGCCCGTCACGCGGGCGAGGGCGGCATCGATCACAGGATGCGTCTCAGCAGGTTGCCAGCGGTACCGAGGACCGAGCCGAGCAGATCGGTGCGGCCGTCGTCGATACGCTTGAGCTCGAGGGAGAACTCGATCCGCCGCGGGGTGCCGTCGGCGAAGAAGAGGGTTCGCGTCTCGGTGACGCGCTCGATCACCCACAGGCCGTAGATGCGTCCGGTGCCCTCGACCATGGGCCAGGCCGACCCGGTGTCAGCCATCTGCCGCAGCACGTCCAGGCTCAACGCGCTGCCGGCCAGCTCCGGCAGCAGCACGCCGGGCAGCGTGATGGCGTCGTCGCCGCGGCCGACGAACTGGCGCGCCGGCTGTGCACCGATGCGGCTGCTGCTGGCGTGCCGCCACTCGGTCTGCCGCTGGAACTCTTGGTAGGCCAGCGTGTGCAGGCTGAAGACGAACATCCCGAGGGACAGCATCATGGTGGTTACTCCCGGTCCTGCAGGCGGGCGCGCAGGCGCGCCGCCTTGTTGCGTTCGCGCTCGTCCAGCAGTTGGCTGAGCGTGCGTTTCAGGTCTGCGGTGTCGCTGCCCGCGCCGGCCTGGATGGTGATGTAGTAGGTGTCGCCGCCGACGCTTATCGCCGCTGGCGCCGAGCTGACCGGGGGACGGTTGTCGATGGTGATGGCCTGCGCTGGGGCGCTGGCGCCGAGCACCAGGGCGCCGATGGCGCCGGCGCTCTTGCCCAGGGCGCCCAGCATGGCCAGCAGCGGCTGGTCGAACGTCGGCGGCGTGATCGCAGGGCGGGGGCCTCGGGCAAACTCCCCGTCGAGGCCGGCGACAGCCTGACGGCCCGCGCTGACCAGGCCTTGGCCGAGACGCGCAATTACGCCCAGCGGGCCGGTCTGACCGGCGCCGAGGCCCTGGGCCAGGCCGGCCATGGTGAACCCGCCCAGGTCGGCGAACACCCGCGACGGCGAATGGATGCCGAGCTTGTCCTTGAACCAGTCGATCGCGGCGCCGCCGACGTGCTGGACGGCGCGCTTGATCTGCCCTATACCGGCGAGCAGGCCGTTCACCAGGCCCTGGACGATCATGTTGCCAAAGTCGCTGAAGCGCGCCGGCAGGTCGATGCCCAGGTAGCCCAGGACGCCGGCGAAGGCGCGGTACATCAGGCCGAGTGGGTTGAAGTCGAGGAGGATGCGGATGATGCCGCCGATCCCGCCGTTCAGGCCCGCCTGGATCTCTTCCCACATCCCGAGCAGGTACGCCTTGACGGCGTCCCAGTTGCGATAGATCAGGTACGCGGCGCCGGCCAGCACCGCCACGACGGCGGCAATTGCCAGGACCACCGGGTTGGCGGCCAAGCCCCACAGCGCGATGCTCACGACGCGCAGGGCGGTCACCAGGGGGCCGATCAACAGGCCGGCCAGCATGCGGATCGGTGCGAACAGCAATTTCAGCAGGCCGATCAGGCCGGGCAGGCGAATGCCGATACTGGCGAACATGAAGCGTAGCGCGATCATCGGCCCCAGGACTCCAGCCACAGCGATCAACAGGCTTCCGACGGTGGCCATCAGCGCCGAGAACGCAGCAATGGTGATGACGATGGCCTTGCTCAGCAGAGGATTCTGTTTGAGGAACTCGCCGACCTCGTGCAGCAGGTGGCTGAAGTCCTGGGTGAGTTCGCGCATCCAGGCGTTGTTCTTGTCGAACAGCTCGACCGAAATGTTTTCCCAGGCGGCATGCAGCATGGTCATGTCGCCCCGGAGGTTGTCCAACTGGGTAGCTGCGACCTGGGCTGCCTCGCCTTCACTGTTGTCCAAGTTGCCGCGCATGGTCTGGAACTGGCCGCTCTGCACCGCGCGCATCAGGGTGCCGAAGGCGGTCACCGCGTACTGGCCGGCGATATCCTTGAAAATCGCACCGCGCTGAAGGTTGCCCATCGAGCGGGTCTTGTCGTTGATGTCCTTGAGGATATCCAACATGTCGCGCATGTTGCCGGCACTGTCCTGGGTAGTGACACCCAGCTTGGCCACCGCCTTGGACAGGCCCAGGCGGGTCAGCACTGAACGCATCGAGGTGCCGGCCTGGCTGCCTTGCACGCCAGCGTTGCCCAGCAGCGCGGTGGCCGCCGTGACGGTTTCCAGGCTCTGGCCATACTCACGACCGACGCCTGCGGAGTACTTCAGCGACTCGCCGAGCATGCGGATATCGACGTTGTTGCGAGTGAACGCTGCGGTCATGACGTCGGCCACCTTGTTCATCTTTTCCGCAGGGATGCCCATGGCGGTTTGGATGTTGGAGGCGATATCGGCGGTTGACCCCAGGTCCATGTCACCGGCGGCGGCGAGGTTAAGCATGCCGGGCATGGCGCCGAGAATCTGCTGCGGGGTGTAGCCGGTGCGGCCCAAGAAGTACTGACCCTCGGCGACTTCCTTGTCGGTGAACTTGCTCGACAGTGGCAGGGTCCGGGCCTGCTGCCGCAGGGCCTGCATCTGTGGGTCGTCCTTGCGCTCGATACGGGTGACGGCCTGGGTCGCCGACATCGTGGCGTCGAATTCGTAGCCGACATTGAGCAGTTGTTTCAGCACTCCGCCCGTGTACATCCCAGTTGCGCGCGCAGCCATGCCGGTTCCGCCCAGCGCGGCAGCGCTCTGGATGCCACGGCTGTAGGAGTTGCGGGCGTGGGTCAGGCGTTCCTGCTGCTGGCTGAGGTTGCGTAAGCGCTGCGCCTGGCTGTTGATGGCGCCATTGGCCGCCTGGATCTGCGCGCGCAAGTCGCGCTCATGCTGGCCGAGGTTGCGGGTGCTGATGCCGGCGTTGCTGAGGCGCGTGCGCAGTTGCTGCAGGGCTTGGCTCTGCTGCATGTGCTGCTGCTTGAGGAAACCAGCTTCACGGATGGCCCGGTTGTAGTCGCGGGTGAGCGCGCGGGTGGGGTTGCCGGCGGCGGCCATCTGCTGAGCCAGTGCTTTCACCCGTGCCTGTTGCCCGGCCAGCGCGGTGCTGACCTGCTCCAGGGCGCCGCGCTGGGTGCGGAATGCGCGCACGTCGCTCTGCTGAGCGTTGAGATGCTTCAGGCGCTCGCGAGTTGCCTTGAGCGCCCGGGCCGTCGCGTCGCTGCCTTGCATGATGCGACGCAGGGGAGCGGTGGCTCTGTCGATCGCGCTGAGCAGCACGCGCAGCTGCAGGTCATTCGCCATCGGCGGAACTCCGTACCCGGGCGCGTTCGCGCCATTCCATCAGTTCGGTGAGCGAGAGCCGGTCCATATGGTCCGGCGCCCAGTGAAACGTCACGGCCAGGTCGGCCATGGCGTTTTCTACGCGATCAGGGAGGCTGCCGCCTTCGCCCGCTTCTGCAGCAAAAAAACGGCGATCACCTGGCCGCAGGCGAGCAGGTCGGCCGGGTCCATGCCGGCGGCCTCGGGCTCGGTGATGGTCGGCTGGCTGATGCGTGGCAGGATTTTCATAGTCGCAGCCACATCGAATTGCAGCAGGTCGAGCAGGTGCAGGCCGCGCAGTTCGCCAGAGGAGGGCTTGCGCAGGGTGAGCGATTCGATGGACTGGGCGCCGCGCTTGATCGGCTGGTCGAGGGTGACGACGTTGTCGGGAGCGCTCTGCAGGTCAGCGGGAGTCTGTTCGGTTTTCATGGGCGTCGGTATCCAAGGGGGAGAGAAACCGCCGGCCGGGCCGGCGGGAAGGGATTACAGGCCGATGGCCTTGCGCTGTGCCTCGAGCAGGTCCTTGCCGTTGACCTTCTCGACGAAGTTCAGCAGGTCGATCTCGATGACTTCCTCGCCGTTGACGACGAGCTTGTAGTAGCTGCAGGTGGTGGTGATCTTGTGCTCGGTATCTTCGCCGGGCTGGGCGTCACCCATTTCGATGGTCTCGTGCCGGCCGCGAACGACGATTTCGACGGGCGTGACTTCGCCGGTATCGTCTTGCTGGAATGAGCCGGCGAAGCGCAGCATGACGCCGCTGGCACTGACTGCGCCGTACTGCTTGAGGGCTGTCAGATCCAGGCCGCCGAGGGTCCACTCGAACTGGATGCCGTCATCGTCGAAGCCGAGGTCGGCCTTGACCGGGCCGTTCATGCCGCCCCCGCGGAAGGCCTCCATCTTGCGGGCCAGCGGGGGCAGGGTGCAGGACTTCACGACGCCCTGGTAGCTACCGCCGTCGTTGAAGAGGTTCATGTTCTTGAGCTTGCGCGGCATGGCCATGGTAGGGCTCTCCGGGAATCAGGTGGGTCGGCTCCCCGTCCGGGGAGCGCTGGGTGTCAGGCGTTGACGCGGCTGGCGAAGTCGACGAGGTAGCTGTCGGTGATCTTCTGGAAGAAGGTCAGGTCCTCGAGCGGCGGCACCGGGGTGTAGTCGTAGGTGATGCGCAGCTTGCCGGCCTTGAGCGTGTCCTTGTCGTTCACGTTGGGGTCGTACCAGGCTTGGGCGTCGATGATCAGGCCGAGTCCCTTGAGCTCGCGGAACTTGGCGTTCACGCCCTCAAGGATGTCGCGCACCAGTGACGGATGCATGGGCTTGTCGACCGCCCACATGTGCGCCTCGGCGATGGTGTCGGCCAGCACTTGGGCGGTGCGGGTGTAGTTCTCGAAGGCGAACAGCGGATCATCGCTGCAGGTGCGCGAACCCCAGAAACGGAATCCGCCTTCCTGCACCAGGGTGGTGACCTCGTTCTCGTTGAGGTAGTTGGCGTCGGTGCTGGGGCTCTGCAGGTCCCAGAACACGTCGGCGCTGATGCCGGTCACGCCGTTGACGGCGACGTTCGACAGGGTCTTGTGCCAACCGACCTCCTGATCGATCCGGGCGCGCAAGCCCAGGGCCTGGGCAACAGCTGGCGCAGGCACGGTCTGGTTGACCACGGTGCTCCAAGTCAGGAAGTCCGGCCAGATCACCATGGCTTCGCGCGCGGCGAAGTTCTCGCGGTAGGCGGTGGCCTCTTCCTTGGTCTTGCAGCCGTTTGCGGAGACGTAGGCGAAGCCGCGCAACTGCTGGGCGATGGCGATGAGTGCGGTAGCGACCGGCTGGGTATCCAGGCCCGGCGCGCCGAGGATGCGCGGTACCACGCCCAAGCGGGCCTTGGCGGCAAGCAAGGCCTTCATGCCGGTGTACTTGCCATCGGCGCTGACGCCGCCGATGACCGCGCTGTTGGTCGCGGCTTCATCCTCGCCCGGCTTCACTCGCACCACAACAGTCGCGGCGTTGGCCTGGTCGGCGATCGCCTGCAGGCTGGCGGCCAGCGTACCGCTAGTGCCAGCCTTACCGATGGCGGCCTGAACGTTGGTGATGAGTACCGGCGTATCGAGCGGGAAGGCGGTGGCGTCGGCGTCGTCGGCGGTGGCTACCAGGCCGATGATCGCGGTGGCGATGGTGCGAATGGGGCGGGTCCCGTCGTTGATCTCTTGGACCCGGACACCGTGATGATATTGGTCAGCGGCCATTGGGTGTGCCTGTGCAGTGGTTGGATGACACTGCACAGGCTGCCGCGCGCGCGGTGGAACAGCGAGCGAGGCGCCTTGTGGTCCGGCGCTCTACAAAATGTCAGAACGCCAGTTCGTCTGCCAGCCATTCCGGCGCTCTCGGCCGGTGTTCTGCGAGCGGAAACTCTCCAGCTTCCGGCCAGTCCCGGAGTGCGCGCCGGTAGGTCTGTAGTGCGCTGTATTTCTTGGCGTCGAGCGTGGGCACGTCCCCGGCCTCGATCTCGTCGCGGTGCCGGGCAACCAGTGGGTCTGTTTCGCGTAACCGTGCGTCGCGCCAGATGCGCTCGAAGCTCTCCAGTTCGTCCCGCGTGGGTGCAGGTGGGGCCAGCAGGATCGGCCGACCGTCTTTGCCGGCGGCGATGCGCTTGCCGCGCGCCTGGGCCGCGAGCAGAGCGGCGTGCTCGTCTGCGGTGATCTCTACGGCATCGTCGGGGATGTCGGTGTTGATCGCTGTGTCGTAGAAAGCGACGGGATCTGCGCCGAAGAAGTGCGCCATGTTCTGTCCTCAGTATCCGATTGCAACGTAGTTCACGGCGCCGGCCACCTCGCGCGGCGTCGAACCGCTGTTCAGTGAGCAGGCGATTGCCGTGGGCGTAATGCTTCCTGACCAGACGCTGAACCCGTACCAGCTCGAACTGGTCCCGCCGTATTGCAGCGACGGCACGACGGTCAATGGACCATTCGGGAACGCGATGGGTAGCGTGGCCCATCCGGTGCTTTCGCCGGTACCGGGCGGAATGCTGACGCTGCCGAACTGCAGAATTAGGCCGCTCGGCAGCTTCTGATAGCCCGGCGACGAGCGCAGCGCGGGGAATGCCGGGGTGGCTTCGATAAGCCACATCGACGCCTGGTATTTCGTGAGGGAAATCGACGTGCCGTTGGGGATGATGTAGGTGGTAGCAGTCCCGGATGGGTCGGTTGCGCTGATGAAGCGGTCGGTTGTCGAGCGTTGCACCAGCGTTACGGTGAAGCCGCTCAGGTTGACCAAGCGCAGCGAGGCGCCTTGTGGGAGCGCCGAAAGCTGCGGCGTCGTCAACGTCGATTCTCGGTTATGTGCGCCGGCCACCACAGTCAGGCCGACGAGGGGGGCGTCGAGGATAGCATCGCCCGTCAGCACCGCTGCGCCGGCCATGCTACCGAGAGCGGCACGCACATATTCGGTCGTGGCGATCGACGAATCCCTATCGAACGCCGCCGGCGTCGGTGCGCTGGGGGAGCCCGTCAGGACGAGGTTATCGGCGAGCCGGACGTCGATCGTTACGTCGCTCGAGCCATCGAACTGAACACTGCCGCTGGCCTGGCCATTCAGCGTGAGCTTGCGAGAGTTCGCGAGTTGCACGGCTTTCCCTGCGGGCTTCGTTCCGTCGATCAGCCCATCCACGAGGCTCTTCAGCGCAGCGGTCGGGCGTGACACATGGCTGATTAGCCACAGGCCTGGCTGGTACTTCGAGATAGTTGCGGTGACGTTGTTCGGTATCGTGTACGAGATTGCGACGCCGGACGGGTCGTCCGCGCTGATGTAGTGATCTGCAGCGGTACGCTGGACCAGCGTCAGTGTCGAACCGCTGATGTTGACGATGTGGAACGACGCGCCAGTTGGAAGAACAGACAGGTTCGGCGTGGTCCATGTGAAATCGCGGTCATGCGAGCCCGCGACGAGGATCGAACCGATTACCGGTTCATCCAGCACCGTATTGCCGGTGTATGAGATTGCGCGCGCGGCGCTACCCAGGGCCATTCTGACGTACTCGGTCGTCGCAAGCTTCTGGTCGTGTGCGAACAGTGGTGGGGTGGGGGCTGTTGGTGCTCCGCTGAATGCCGGTGAGAAGAGCGGGGCGTAGCTCTTCAACTGGTCGAGTACATAGGCGCGCGTGGCAAGCACCACTGCAGGATCGATCTTCAACTCGACGTTGGCGGAGTTGCTGACGATCAGGTTCATGCGCACAACCTGTGTGCGTCCCGACCCCTGATTCAGCAATGGTTTGAAGCTGGGCGCGCAGTTTGCGACCGCGACAAGGTCGTTGTCGGCATCGTAGAGCCCGATTTCACGGATCCACCATCCGCCTACGTTCTCCGGGATGATCTGTTCGGCGATGATCACCGCCGCATTCTGCGGATCCACCTTTAACTGGTTGAGCGGCGCCCGGCGTCGCTCGTTGACCAGCGCGGTCTGGGTGGGGGAGGGAATCGGGTCGGTGCCGCCCGCGTCACCCACGCCCATCTGGGTAATCTTCCATGGGATGCCCAGCGCATCGGCGTTGGCCTGCTTGGCCGCGCCGATGTTGGTCAGGATGGCGAAGAACTGTGAATTCTGATCGATCATGGGTACACATCCAGGGTATCGATGGTGTGATCGCGACCGCCCCGGCCGATGGTGCCGGTGACTTCGATGTCGCGGGGGCTCGGGGGATAAACGTCGATTTCGTCGCCGTCGTAGACGGCGGCGCCCAGGCGCACGCTGCCGGTGCTCTCAAGGCTGATGGCGAGGCCGACGAGGTGTCGGGTCAACGGCTTGGCATCGTCGATCAGCCAGGTCAGTTCCTCGTACATCTCTTCGGTGATACCGGTTTCGAGTACGCCGACCAGCAGTTCGAAGGTTCCGGGAGTGCCGGCCGGCGCCTGCTGCCACCACTCACGGACCTCGATCAGATACCCCAGTGGTTCAACTACGCGGCGCAAGGCGCCGATCGTGCCCTTGCGCGAATGGATGAAGAATGCCGAGCGGATGGCGCCGCGGCGTGCCGATTCAGGCCACGCGCTGCTCCAGCGGTCAACGGAAAACGCCCACGCGAGGTACGGCAGCAGATTCGCAGGGCAGGTATCAGGGTTGCAGAGCGTGCGCAGCGGGATCGGTACCCGCTGTATCTCCGCCAGCGCCTGGGCTGCCAGGCGTTCGAGCTCTGAGGCGTTGCGAGGTAGCAGTGGCACCGCGGTCATGGCTCGGTACCGATAGTGAGCGTGATGTTCGTGCAATATGGCGCCTGGCTTGCAGTGGCGGCGATGTCTGCCCAGCCAGCGAGTTCGACTTTACGAACCCCTTCGACGTGCAGCGCGGCATGGATCGCCGACTCTGATACTTCCATCCCCAACCGCCGTCGTTGAAAGACATAGGCCTCGAGCTGCGCGCGGGCGGCGGCCTGGATCGGCTCGGCTTCGGGGCCGATGGTCGTAAGAAACAGCGATGCGCTGATGCTGTACTCGATGACTTCGGCGCTCTGGACGATCAGTCGGTCGGCGACTGGGCGGCGATCTTCGTCTGAGAGATAGCGCTCTACGACGGCCAGCAGCTCTGCTGGCGCGGTGCCGTTACCGATGGCCGACTGCACGGTGATCACTGCAACTGCGGGCGAGGGGCTGACGGCTGAGGCATCGCCGACGCGGCCGTCGGCGGCGCGAGCGTGGAAGATGTAGCTGTTACGCGGTCCCGCTGTGCTGAGTCCTTCCCAGGCCATCTGCGCGCGCTCGCGCAGGCTGTCGTCGGACTCCAGCAGTTCCGGCACGGGCGGTACCTTCGACGGATCTCCGGGCTGGATGACCAAGCGTCTGACGTTGTAGTTCGCGGCGAGCTGGTCGAGGTCGGCGCCCTGGGCGCTGGCCAGCATGTTGGCGAGAGCCGCCTCGTTGACCCGCTGGCGCCAGAGCATTTCGCGGTACGCGTTTTCCTCGAGCAGCTTGGTCAGCGGCTCGGACTCCAGGGCGAGGCGGGCGGTGATTTCCGCCTGCTGATCTTCTGGCCAGAGGCTGATGGCGTAGGCCTTGCGCTCGGCGAGTATCTGCTCGTAGTCCAACTGCTCCACCGCGTGTGGTGGCGGCAACTGGCTGAGGTCGATGGCGACGAAGTTCGTTGTCATGCGCTGGCACCCATGTGCAAGGGGATGCTCAGGTTGTGTGGCTCGTTGCTGTCCACCAGGATGGCGTCAATCTCCATGAGCACCTGGCCGGCCAGGTTCTGCCCGTTGATCTGGACACGGCTCAGGCGGATGCGCGGCTCCCAACGCATGAGGGCCATGGCGGTGGCGGCATAGACCTGTAGCCGGGTGGTGTCGTTGAACGGAGCATCGATCAGCTCCGGCAACTGGCTGCCATATTCGCGTCGCATGACGCGGGTACCGATGCGAGTGGTGAGGATGTCGGCGATCGACTGGCGGATGTGTGCCAAGCGGTCGATGGCGCCGCCGGTATGGGCGTTCATTGCGGTTTCCCCGTCGTAGCGCCGCCCGGCATGACGCCGCCGTGGGTATGACCGACCAGGCTGATGCCCTTGGCGATCACGTCGACGCTCACGGTGACCTTGCCGGTGACGGTTTGGTTGCCGGTCTGGATGTAGTCGCCCTGGTGGGTGATGTCGCCGACGATGTGGATGCCGCCGTCGCTGATGAGCTCGGTGGTACCGCCGGCGGGAAGAACTGCGCGCAGGTGGTGGGCGGCGCTGTCGTACTCGATCACCGCGCCGTCACGGTAGGTGGTGCGATGCAGGGCGTCGCGGTCGCCGTTGGGCGGGATCAGGTCACTGAACAAGCCGGTCAGTACCACGCCATTGGCGGTCTGCCCGGATGGGCTGAAGAGCAGTACCTGCTCGTTCAGTGTGGGGGCGTTCCATTCGCGGTCGGCGCCGGCCCGCGGCGATGCCCAGGGCAGCCAGCCGGTCAGCAGGTCACCGGTCAACACACGGACGCGCTGCGCGGCATGGTCCACCGCGGCGATGGTGCCGAGGCGGATCAGGTTCTCGATCAGGCGGGAGAGGGCGGCGAAGTCGTTCATGCCGCCGATAGTGGGCGACGCGCGCGCGGGAGGCAGCCAGCGGCGTTTGTAGCGGCCACGCGTACATGCTCAGGCTGGAATGTGAGCGAGCAGCCCCTCACGGATCATCTCAAGGTCGGCTTCGGTGAAACCGAGTAGACGCCGCTGTGCATAACGGACCTCTGGGGCGCCACGCTCGGCGCGATCCTGCAGCCCGTACTGGTGGACTCGCGCGATCCGCGTGACCCGGCCGGCGAAGGAAACCGTAATCGCCTGGGCGTCGCCCTTGGCGCGCAGATAGCGCACCGTGCGCAGCTTCTGGAACATCTTGATCTTGCGCCGAATACGGCCTTGTTTGCCGCGCAGTTCGCGCTTCTTGCGTGGCTCGTAGGCGCTGCCGTCGGGGTTGCGCTGTGCCATTACGCGCTTCTGCTGGCTGCGCCGTAGATCGCGGGCCAGCGAACGCGCGAGGGCAGTACGAGGGCCTGGCTCGAGGGCGCGGAGAATCGGCCCTGCCCAGTCTTCCAGAGCCTCGAGGCTGTCAGCCATTGGCCGGACACCTGATCTGCGGCGTCTCGAGCATGACGGCCTCGGTGGGCTTCGGCGGTGTCCACTCGGCCAGCAGCTCGCCGTTGGCGAGCATCTGCATCGGCCCATCGACCTCGATGGCCTCGGTGAGCTGGGGCTCTTCCGGGTGACTCACATCGTAGCGGCCATCCTCGCGACGCTTGACGACGACACGCTCGGTCAGTGGCAGGACGATACCGAGGTCGACCTTGCTGCGGTCGAGCATGTCGGCTTCGAAGGTGATTCCGTCCTGCACCTTGGTGAGGTTAGCCAGCAGATCCGACTGGTTCACCAGCAGCCAGCCGAGCAGCGGCAGAAACACGCTGTCGGGGTGCCCGGCGAAGTCGGTGAGGATCACCTGCAGGTCATAGGCGTATTCGAAGGACAGGCTCTCGGCCGAGGTGCTGCGGACCCTACCGTTGTCGATGAATATCACCAGGCGGTCGCCGTTGTTCCTGAGTTCCGGCACGGCGGCGAGCAGATGCGCCTTCAGGCTATCGGGCTTGTTCATGGGTGGCCCCTTGGGTGCGGATGATCATGTCGACCTTCGCGGCGCACTCGGCCCAGGCCAGGCCGATACGCTCGACCTCAGTCTGTAGACCGCCGTTGTCCTTCGGTGCCGCTGACTCCAGGCTGCAGGGCGTCACGGCGGGACAGCCACTGATGGTAAGCGGCCGCTCCGGTGATAGCGGGGCGCTGTTGCAGCCGGCGAGCAACATCAGGCAGAGGCTGGTCAGCCCACTGGCGATAGGGTTCATCGTCACGTTTCAGGTCCTCGATCAAGCGTTCGCGGATGGCCAGCGCCTGGCGCAGCTGCTGCCGCTGGTGGTCCAGGTCGGCCTGGGCCTGGCGCTCGCGGGTAAGGGCGGCCTCGAGGGCCGTGATGGTGCCGGCCTGGCGGGAAAGCTGGGCGTCGCTGGCTTTCCTCGCCAACTCGGCCTGGGCCAGGCGGGTCTGCGCCAGGTCGATGCGCTGCTGCTGCACCCACAGGAGCAGGCCGAGGGCGCTGAGCAGGGCGGCGCCGTATAGGGCCTGGCGGAGAATCGTCATTTTCGGTACCAGCCGGCGGCGTTCATGGCCGCTTCATCCAGGGACTGCACGTCACCGCAGATGACCAGCGGAGGAGCAGCCATCACATGCTTGAGCGCGTCGGCCATCTTTTGGCAGTCCTCCATCGGTGTGTCGCGCGGTAGTACCACGGCCACACAACCAGTCGGAGACAGCTTGGTCATGCGCTCCAAAAGCTCCTTGTAGGGGAAGTGCTCCCCAGACTGCGCGCCGGTTCTCATGTCGTCTCCTTGTGCGCTTCGGTGTGCTGTTTATAGGCATGCTCAAGCTTCACGTCGTAGAGGTTCCGCTTGTAGTCGGGGCCGTTGTAGAGGCGGGCGAAGTCGGCCCATTTGCGAGCCTTCAGCGCCTTGTGTAGCGCCGGGTCGGTGTCGATGAAGCGGACGAACGCTTCGAACTGGGCAGACTCGCTGCGCCCCATGGCCTCGGCGAAGGCCTGCACGCTGACGTAGCCCAGGCGTTGCCAGTGGAAACCCATGATCTGGAAGGCGCCCCAGCTGGCCGATTCCAGGGCGGCGGTATCGTCGATCTGGCGAGCGTTCGCCAGGCGCTGGTGCTCGGCGGTTCCGCCGGCATAGCCGCCCGGGCGAGGGTTCACCAGCGCGGGGAACTGTGCGGCCAGCTGGTCGGCGGTGACCTGATCGTGGGCGGCGAGACGGCGATACATGATGTGGCGTTCGAACAGGATTGCCGGCTTGCCGTTGCCCAGGAATCCCTGGCCGTTCGACTCGACCTGGTTGACCGCGTAGATCGTCGCCAGCGGCAGGCCGAGGCGAGTTCCGGCGGCGACGAGGTCGGCGTTCTGCAGCAGGTGCGAGCAGTCAGCGCCGCCGAGGGCGGCCAGGGTCTTCGGGCCGGCGATGCCATCGGCGACCAGGCCATGCGAGCGCTGGAAGGCGCGCACCGCGTCCTCGGTGGCGGCGCCGAAGTGGCCGTCCTCGTAGAGGTTGGCGCCGGCCCAGGTGTTCAGCCGACGCTGCAGCTGGCGGACCTCTTGAGAACGGTCACCATATCGAAGGGTCATGCGGATGGCCTCAGCAGGGCGGCGACGTTGCCGCGGGAACGGAAGATCAGCAGGCACAGCAGGGCGGCGACGATGGCGTGCCAGATGCTGACCGGTGGGCGGTAGAGCAGGATTTCCAGTCCGCAGATGGCCATGGATGCGCCGAGCAGGCTGGCGAGCAACGAGACGCTGCGGCGGAAGCGGGCGCCGCAGCGCTGGTAGCAGACCAGGCGCAGTGCGGCAGCGATGTAGGCCAGGGCGGCGATCAACGGAACGGCAGTCATGAGCATGTCAGCGACCTCCTCGGATGCGGCGCCAGAGGTCGTCGAAGTCGACCTTGTCGACCCAGGCGACCGCCTTGAGGCTGAGGGGAATGACCACCAGGGCGCAGACGAAGGCAGAGAAGGCTAGGTTGGTCAGCCAGGGCACGCGGGCGAGGGCGACATCGGCGAACAGGTAGCCGACGCAGGTCGGCAGGATCAGCGACAGCAGGCGCGACCAGGCCTTCAGGTCCTGCTTCGTGCCGGTGGCCAGCCAGGCGCCGAGCAGGGCGCCGAACAGCATGCCGCCATCGACCGGAAGGGTTACGCCCAGGCCGAGGCCCATGATGGCGCCGGCCGTGGCGGTGGTGGTGAGGTCAGCCATGCGGAGTGGTTCCTTGCAAAGTGGTCAGTCCCATAAGTTCACCATCTGCCGTTCCGGGGCGGCCGTCGGAATGTCCGGCATGGTGACCTTGAGGCCAGGGGGGAGGGTGGGGCCGTGGTCGGCCAGGCCGTGGTTCGCCTCGAGGACTGCCTCGGTCACGCCGGCGGTGCGACCGTAGTGCCGCCAGCACAGCGCCTCGACGGTGTCGTTCTGCTGGGCGATCGCGACGGCGGCCATCAGATCAGCTCCACCGTCGTGCGGGGACGCTTGAGAAAGTCGCGGATCGCCCAGCGCTGGTCGCGGCGGTAGTCGTCGATTGTGGTTGCGATGTCCTGGGCCTTGTCGTTGCCGCTGGTGGTTGTGTCGTACCAGCGGTAGCGCTCGGCCACTTCGGCGGCGGTGGCAGACTGCACTGCGCGCAGATACAGCTGCACCAGTTCGGAGGTGTCCCGCACCTTGTCGGACGGCACCTGGGCGAGTTCGGCATAGCCGGCCGCGATCTTCTCAAGGCGCCAGGCCCGCAGCTCGCGGTTGACGCTGATCACCGCGGCAATGACTGCAACTTCGAGGCGCGCCGGATCGACGCTGGAGTCGATGCGCAGGTTCGCGCGCACATGCTCGAGCTCGATGGTGGGCCAGAAGGGATCGCTGTTGATGTGCCCGCTCGGGACCGGGCCGTTGGCGATGAATCCGCTCATGCTGCTGCTCGCTTGAGGTCGCCGGTGGTCGGGGCGTCACTGCTCAGGAAGGAGAGGACCTGGCAGATCGGCCCCGAGCCGGCGGGGCGCGGGGTACGCTCGGTCAACCGCCAGAGGCGGTCAGTTTCTTCTGGAGCCGTTCGGCGGCCTCCAAATCCTTCTTCCCGCCGCACTTGTCGTGCAGTTGGATCGCGCGCTTGAGTAGATCGATGCCGGCTTGCACCTGCCCGGGTTGGCCGGGGCTCTCTACAGAAAGGCCTTCCAGAGTGGCATGGCCGGCGGCGAGATAGAGCTTCGCGCGGGCTTCGTCGGGCATGTCAGCCTGGTCGGTGAGCAGGAGGGTGCGATGCAAGGTCGCAAGGTCGAAGCTGCCGCCGGTCTTCTGTGCCTTGAGCGCGGCCTCGGCGATCTCTTCGGCGATGACGCAGCCGGCGGTACGCGCGAAGCGGTCGGGCATGACCAAGTCGTGTGCGAGCACGTAGTCGGCGATGTCCAGGGCGCCTGCGTAATCGCCGGCATCGATGCGCCAGAGCATGACGGTGGTGACCACCTCGTCCTGGGCGCCCTTGCCGGCCTGCAGCACGCCGGAAATGTACGGCTGGTAGGCCGGCAGCAGCTCGACCTTGAGCGCTGCCTTGCCTTCGCCGGATTGGATGTTCTTCAGGCGGCTACGATCCTGATACAGCTGGGCGAGCTGCAGCTCATAGGCGTTCGCGCCTTCCATGCCCTGGTGCGGGGCAGTGGCCGCCGCCTCTTGAGCGGCGGTCACGCGCAGGAAGTGCGCCTTGGCGGGACTGAAGGCCATGTCATCTACTCCGCGACTTCGATGTTCTCGACCAGGCAGCCGAGGCCGTAGTCCTCGACGACGTAGGCGTCGTTGCTGGACTCGTAGTTCTCGATGCGGTTCTTCTCCGGTACCTCCTTCAGGTAGCGGCGGCGACCGCCGATCTGCCAGTAGAGCGACAGGTTCTTCAGGGTGGTGACCATGAGGCCCTTCTCGGGCACGTAGGGCACTTCCACCGGCGGCAGGCCGCCCATGCGCTTCTGCGACAGGATGAGGTCGGTGGCGATCTTCTCGGTTGCAGGCTGGTCCTTGTTCACCATCGGGAAGTACTTGTCGTGGACCAGTTCGCGGCCGAGGATCACCACCAGGCCCGGGTCGCGGCGGTGCCAGGGGTCGATCAGGCTGCTGACCACGTCGAACACCAGGGCGTCGAGGTTCTTGTAGTCGGCGTCGGCGCCGTTGCCGACTACCACCTTGCCGGCGGTCTTCCCGTCCTTCAGTACCCGTGCCGGAGCGTTGTTGCGGTACTGCTGGAACCAGCCAATGTTCACGTCCTGCAGCAGCGGGTTGGCGGCGCGGTTGGTGGTAGCCGCGGCGCTGGTGCCGTTGAAGCCGATCATCAGGCGGTCGAGGGCCTGGCGCTTGAGGATCGCATCGCGCAGCAGGGCCTGGAACTCCGGGAACTTGGCCCAGGCGTCGAGCATGGCGTAGGTGATTGCGGTGTCGAAGTCGGTGTGCTTGCACTCGTAACGCTGATTGTCGAGCGCGGACACGTCGCGCGGCTTGCGTACACCGTCGCCAGTGGTATCGGTACGGCTGGCGATGGTGCCGCTGACACCGATGCCGATCTTCTCGCCTTGCAGCTCGTCGACGCCGTAGACGTTGATCTGCTTCAGGAACTCGCTGGACTCCTGAATGCGTTGCTCCAGCTTCTGCTGGACACTCGGCTCGACGGCGAAGGTCTGGACGGCGGAGCTCACGCCATTGAGCTTGGCGAGTTGCGCCAGGTAGGCGTCGAACTGTTTGCGGGTTTCGTTGCGCATGGTGCTTTTCCTTTGGATACCGGGGCGGGGGACGGTTAGCAGTCGGTCAGGGCGACACTGCCGCCACCGGTGACCGGGGGCCGCTGCTGTTGGCTGTGGTCCCGGGTGCTATCGAGGGTGCTCTTGAGGTCCGCCAGTTCCTTGGTGACCCTGTCCAACTGGCTGGCCAGTTGCTGGGTCTGCTTCTTCTGTTCGCCGAGTTGCTCACCCAGGTCGCGACTGTGCTCGGCGATCGCTTCGACGGCCTCGCCGACCTGGCCGAACTCGGCTTGGGTGCGGGCTTCCTTGCCCTTGAGCAGTTCCTTGACCTTGGTGAACAGCGCTGCGCCGACCGAGGGCTTGTCCTCGTATTCCTCGAACTCGAGGGTGCCCTCTTCGGCAGCGCTGAACAGGGTGTCGGGGTTGGTCTTGCGGCTGGCGAGGGTCCCGTTCTTGGCGCTGAAAGACAGCGCCTCGGTGCCCAGGCTGGCGGGTGAGTCGGTGATGGCCAGGCCGACCAAGTAGGCCTTGCCGGTGTCGGCGAACTTGGGATCGATCTCGACCGAGGTGTAGACCTTCTGCCGCTGCTTGTTCAGTTCCAGCAGCGCCTGGTTGGGCTCCAGTTGGGCGAAGAGGGCGAGCTTCTTCTGCCCGTTGATGTCGATCTCTTCAGCCTTGCACGCCAGCACGTCGCCATAGGCGCCGAACTCACCAGCCGGCCATGCCCACTTGATGTGCTCGCAGTTGATCCGCGCGCCGTAGGTGTTCGGGTCGTACTGCGCGGCCATCTGCTCGATCCAGTCGCGCTCGATGTTGCGGCCGTCCGTGGTCGCCCCTTCGACGGCGATGCGGAACCATTTGCTGCGGAATTTCTTCATGCCGGGAGTCCTCAATGCGGCTGATGCGGGGTGCATGGCAATGAGGGGCATGTTCGGGACGCGCGCGCGGCCCAGCAATCAAGCGGGATTGTAGGGCGCGGAGCTACAAGGGGCGGCGCTACTGAGGGGCGAGGGTGGGCGGCAGCATCTGCGCCATGAACGCTGCCGTCGAAATTCCCATCCGTGACAATCGCCGCCAGGCCAAATTCCTGTACTGGATGGGCTGGCGTGTCTGCGACATCGCCGACCACCTGGGCGAGAAGGACAAGACCCTTCACTCATGGAAGGACCGCGACGGATGGGACCGGGCCGACAGCGTAGAACGGATCGGGGGCGCCCTGGAAGCCCGGTTGGTTCAGTTGATCCTGAAGGACGGCAAGACCGGTGGTGACTACAAGGAAATCGACCTGCTGCATCGGCAGCTTGAGCGCCAGGCGCGGATCCAGCGCTACCAGAGCGGTGGTACGGAAACCGACCTGAACCCCGAGCTTGCCAAGCGTAACGAAGGTCCCAAGCGCAAGCCCAAGCGCAACGACATCAGTGAGGAACTGACCGAGAAACTGGTCGAAGCCTTCCTCGACGGTTGCTTCGACTACCAGAAAGACTGGTACCGCGCGGGCAATCAGCGAACCCGCGTGATTCTCAAGTCGCGGCAGATCGGCGCCACGTTCTACTTCGCCCGCGAGGCGCTGATCGACGCGCTGGAAACCGGGCGCAACCAGATATTCCTGTCGGCCAGCAAGGCCCAAGCGCACATCTTCAAGGCGTATATCCAGGCCTTCGCGCGCGATGCGGTAGGTGTCGAACTGAAGGGCGACCCGATCATCCTGCCGAACGGCGCGGAATTGCACTTCCTCGGTACCAACGCGCGGACTGCCCAGGGCTACCACGGCAACTTCTACTTCGACGAGTTCTTCTGGACGTTCAAGTTCAAGGAGCTGAACAAGGTCGCCAGCGGTATGGCGATGCAGAAGCGCTACCGCCGGACCTACTTCTCGACGCCCAGTTCGATGGCGCATGAGGCCTACACATTCTGGACTGGCGAGCGCTTCAACAAGGGCAAGCCGGCCGCCGATCGCATCAAGATCGACGTAAGTCATGACGCCCTGCAGCAAGGGCGACTGTGCGAGGACCGCATCTGGCGCCAGATCGTCACGATCCTCGATGCCGAGGCCCGTGGCTGCGATCTGTTCGACATCGACGAGCTGCGTCTCGAGTACGACGCCGAGGCTTTCCAGAACCTGCTGATGTGCCAGTTCGTCGACGACGGCGCGAGCATTTTCCCGTTGACCATGCTGCAGCCGTGCATGGTCGATAGCTGGGACCTGTGGTCGGAGGACTACAAGCCGTTCGCGCTGCGACCGTTCGGTGATCGCCAGGTGTGGCTGGGCTATGACCCCGCCGAGACGGGCGACACCGCGGGTCTGGTGGTGGTGGCACCGCCGGCGGTACCGGGCGGCAAGTTCCGCGTGCTGGAGCGCCATCAATTCCGCGGCAAGGACTTCGCCGAGCAGGCCGAGTTCATCCGCAAGGTGACCCAGCGCTACTGGGTCACCTACATCGGCGTCGACACCACCGGCATGGGCTCTGGCGTCGCGCAGCTGGTGCGCCAGTTCTTCCCGGGGGTGCGCACCTTCAGCTACTCGCCCGAGGTGAAGACGCAGTTGGTCATGAAGGCCTGGTCAGTGATCAAGAACGGCCGCCTCGAATTCGACGCCGGCTGGACCGACCTGGCCCAGGCGCTGATGGCTATCCGCAAGACCATCACGGCCGGTGGGCGCCAGTTCACCTATACCGCCGGCCGCAACGACAACACCGGCCACGCCGATCTGGCCTGGGCGCTATTCCACGCATTGCAGAACGAGCCGCTCGAGGGGCAGACCCCCGCGAATACCGGCCGCATGGAGATTTTCGGATGAGCAAACGTCGCAGCCACCGCCGCCAGCAGCCAGTTACAGTCCAGTCCGCCCAGGAAGGCGAGTTCATCCCGCGCCAGGGCGGCCGTGCCGAGGCCTTCACCTTCGGTGACCCGATGCCGGTGCTCGACGGCCGGGGCATCCTCGACTATCTCGAGTGCTGGTCGAACGGGCGGTGGTACGAGCCGCCGCTGTCCATGGAGGGGCTGGCCAAGGCGGTGGGATCGAGCGTTTACCTGCAGTCGGGCCTGAAGTTCAAGCGCAACATGCTGGCCAAGACCTTCATCCCGCACCGCCTGCTCAGCCGGGCGACGTTCGAGCAGTTCTCCCTCGACTGGCTGACATTCGGCTCGGCATACCTCGAGCAGCCTCGCTCGCGCCTGGGCACGCGGATGCCGCTGCAGGCGCCGCTGGCGAAATACATACGCCGCGGCACCGATCTGGAGACGTTCTACCAGGTGCGCAGTTGGAAGGATGAGCACGAATTCGAGAAGGGCAGCGTGATCCAGCTGCGCGAGGCCGACATCAACCAGGAAATCTACGGGGTGCCGGAGTGGTTCTGCGCCCTACAGAGCGCTCTGCTGAACGAGTCGGCCACGCTGTTCCGCCGCAAGTACTACAACAACGGCAGCCACGCCGGCTTCATCCTCTACATGACCGACGCCGCACAAAACGAGGAAGACATCGACGCGCTGCGCACGGCGCTGAAGACCGCGAAGGGGCCTGGCAATTTCCGCAACCTGTTCGTCTATGCGCCGAACGGGAAGAAGGAGGGAATCCAACTGATCCCGGTGAGCGAGGTGGCGGCCAAGGACGAATTCGGCTCGATCAAGAACATCAGCCGCGACGACCAGCTCGCCGGCCTGCGGGTCTATCCGCAACTGATGGGGGTGGTGCCGCAGAACGCCGGCGGGTTCGGTTCCATCAGCGACGCAGCAGCGGTCTGGGCCAGCCTGGAACTGGAGCCAATGCAGGCGCGCTTGCAGCAGGTCAATGAGTTGATCGGGGAGGAGGTCGTGAGGTTCGCGCCATTCGACGCGCCTGGGGAGAAGTAACAATCAGCTGTACTTGCCATGCTCGCAGTTGATCAGAGGGGGCGAGGGGACTACTTCGTAAGATTTGATTTTCAGAGTTTCTCTAGTGCAGCTTGACGCTTTTCCAAGTAGCGAGGATCTTCAAGTTGCAGCTTCTTTCCGTCGAAAGAAAGGAGTGGAGATGTCCATTGGCACTGATTATCGATTGGCTGGTTGCACCACAGAACGGGGCCATTTGCATCAACCATTGATGTATCGGAAGGTTCTCCAAAACGTCTGCTGACCTGCTCTATTGATCGCGGGTAGGAGGACTCCTCAGTAATGAAGGAAGCGACGAGGTGGGGATTCGGTATCCCTGGATCATCAAGCTCAAACCCAACAAAATACTTCAAGTCGCCTACCTGCAGCTCCATTGTTTTGCTGAGCATCCTTCCGGTTATAGGGCATTTCAGCTTAGGGCCTAGTAGAACTTGATTTGGTTCGACTCTCAGAGTACTTGTCAGAGCAGATAAAACTTGTTCACGGGACATTCCGAGTTTTACGCCAGCAACACTGATGTTTTCTATGTCAAATGCGTGTACAGGGAGAGTGACGACTATGGCCACCAGCATGAAAGCTAATCTGATCATACTTCAGACAACTCCTTCGCGGTTGGATGCATGGCAAATATCCAACAGCGGACAGTTTTGTCGACGAGACGGCTTTTGGTGGGGTGGTTCTTGTGCAGGCAGCGCGGTGCGCTGCTCAGCCATAGCCCCTGACGCAGGGCGCTGTCGAAGCGTAGTGGGTGCCCGTGCTCGATCAGCAGGCGGGCCAACTCAGGCAAGTTCACTGCCAGCAAGTTGGCCGCCCGCGAATGGTTGTACGCCACTCCCTTGCTATCCAGAAACGCCAGCGCCTGCCAGAAGCCCTTTAGCACATCCGGTGCAGTTGGCGTGGCCGCCCCGAGGCTGTCGATTTCGGGGGTAGGCAGGCCCATGGCGCGGGAAACCTCATCCAACTGCTGGTGGATGGTCTGCCGTAGAGCCGGATCGCGGGTCTTGTAGAGTTCCTTGGCCAGGGCGAGCCTATGGCGGGACAGTGCGATGCGCTGAGTGGTGTTCGGGGCATCGCCGCGGACGGCGCAGCCCTTAGTCCAGTAGTTCCATAGGGCATCGTCGCACTCGTTCTGGTAGCGGACGATCTTCTCGCGCAGCTCGGGCTTCACCTTGCTGGGGTTGATCGAATAGAGCCAGGCGGGGAGTTTCTTCAACGGTAGGCAGGTCATGTCATACCGTTTTCCGTCAGATCCAGTTGTCACGATTATCGTGATAACTGAACCGAACTTTTCCGCCAATTTCACATGTTGGGCTTGCCAGGCGAGTCCCATGTTCTCCACCACCGGTTTCATCGCCACATAGGGCTCGTTGGCTTGCCCGACCAGAACCAGCGTGTCTTCGTAGAAGGGAACTGGGATCAGTTGCTGCGCGGCACTCATTCTTTCTCTCCCTTTGGGACTGCCGGACACTGCACCAAGGCTTGGACAGTTCGACGAATGAAGCTCTGATCGCTGTGGCTAAGCTGGCGATAGTACAGCAATAGGACCTGTTCATCAGGGGTATGCACCAGGCGGCTGAGCAGGTGGCGAAGGCTGTTCATGCGCGCGCCCTCCCGGCAGGTGCCTGTTCGGAACTGATGAGTACTTGGTCGAGATGTTCGGCCAGCAGCCAGAATGCACTGCTCAGCAGCTCCGGCTCGATGGCCTCTTGGTGGCGGGCTGCGGCGAGATAGTCCAACAGGCGTAGGGTGTTCCGTGCGTTGGTGAGGCGAAGATGGTCGTATTCGGTCAGACCGTATGGGCGCTTTTCGGACAT